TCCTTTCCATCAGCAGCAAGATATGTCGCATTCTGGTATGGAGGATAGTCTGTCGCAACGTACAAATTCTCAGCGGTTATGTTCTGCCCGCGCACTCCGTTGATAATGTCGGCATCGGAAATACCAGGCGTTACTGCCAGCGATCCAACTATATCGGCCTGATCCAGTGAGGCTATCGGAGCGATATACTTCCCTGCGTACATCTCCCATGTCGTTGCCACGATTCCGCCAGCAGCCGAATCCGCCATGGCATCGAGTACAGCTCCTTGGTCCTGATCGCCGCTTACCGTTCCGTTCAAGGTATAGAGCGCACCGAAGGTCTGCGCCTGATCGCAAACATTCGCTGCGGTGATGACCTCGGATAGCGGTATGTCGGAAGAAGCCACGCCGCACATCGGCGACGTCAGGTAGTCGTATATCGCGAGAGCCGGATTGGTGCTGTACCCCGTTAACCCTGTCCTGGGGTCATACAGCTTCCTGCCTTTCATCAACACGTTGATGTCAGGCAATCCTCCTTGGAACTCAGCCTGCCTCAGATCGAGCCGGATGACCGTGTAGGTCAGGCCGCGCAGTACCGCGGTGTCTTTCCACTTATCTCCGCACTCGGCCAGCAGGGAAGCGTCTGCCGGATCTATAGGCGTCCCGAGATGCTTCTTTACCCGAACCTGGGCATTCGTTACCTGATACTGGTAGGTGATGCTGTAATGGTCAAAGGTGAACGTCCAGCCTACCGGTAAACCAGACGGCACCGATCCAGTAACGGTTATCGTGTTACCAGAACGGGTAAACGGCACCTCCCCGTTGATCGGGATTATTCCCGATACGGTGCCTATCCCACCCCTGCCATAGGCAATCACCTTGATAGCGCTACTGGGCGTGTGCTGGAGCGTGAATGGCGAGGTCGGGAAAGTCTCGGTTATGCTCTGCGTCGAGGAATTGAGAAAATAATCTCCTGTCGTAACAAACCCATCAGCATCAAGCGGTCCTAGCGCTTTACCATTGATGTAAATCTCATCTATCGATTCAGACTCGCCAGCGGCGTGAACAGAGACGATGTGCACGTACTCGTCATTCGCCCCGCTCTTGAGTATCGCGACGACATCTGAACCAACCTTGCAGAGGCCGTAAACATATCGATGCGGCGCCTCTGTGGCAATCCGCGTGATGGCCCGATCTTGAAGGGAGTTGAGAAAATCTTCCCTTGCCTTGGCAGCTTGTCGCTTTACTTTCTTCGCCGCGGCTTTTTGAGCTACCGCGCCGAATACCGTTGTGCCGATTGTTAGGGCAATGGAGGCGACGGTAAAAATTGTTGCCGCTGAAGCAGCGGATATGGCGCCGGCCAAGGCGCCTATTGCGACAAATACTGGCGGCATCTATGCGCCTACTGTCCACGCTTCTTTTGCAGCCGATCTATCAGTAAACACAAGTCCGTTCAGGCCCACAGAAACGATATGCCTACCACTAAATAGATGAGTCGCGCCCTGATAAATTGTCAAGTCGCCATCTCTCGCCATGTTCGGATTTATCTGCTTCAGATTATTTGAGAGCAAAAAAAAGAGACCGCCGAGGTCTCTTAGTTTCTTTGTCGCCTGTCGCGCCGTTCGCCACGGCATAAATTCGGTTAGGTAATCCCTGCCCGTTTCAATCTCCAGCCATCCAATAGCAAAGGTGCAGCAATCGTTTTCTCCCCACTTGAAGGGCTTATTGTGGTGGAGAGATATGTATTCTGATAACCTCATTTGACCGCGACATATCCCTTTTCTTCCATGCACATTTTTTGGAGAATGCGTCTTCTATTTTCAAGGTCGAATTGGCCGTACATCACTCCGAAACGAGGATCGCTGACTTGCGCATCCCTTAAAGCCTGATTCAAGCAGGCGGTTTCATCACGTTTGTGGAATGCCATCCCATATGTAGGATGCGAATATTGAACAGGGGCATATCCCTCGCACCCAGCCAGCACAGCCGCCAGCAACACAGCAATCAGTCTCATAGATAGCCTCCGAAAAGAGCGAGGATGCTACTCTACAATATGACTGTCAACATTCAATTGATGCTTCTCTGAAACTTCTTCGTAAGCCAAATTTGCGGCGTTGCGATAAGGTCTGTCAGGTAATCCAACCCCGTATCGGTCGGATAACGGCTCTTCTGCTGCGCCGCGTTAAGCCTTAATCCTGGAGCCCTCTTCAGACCGTAGGCGCTGGTTTCGCACTTCAGGGTGATTCCGCCTTCTTCACCGTCTACCGACACGGCCATGGTATCCATGATCCCGCGCCAGCACTGCTGAGGCGTTCCTACGGGCTGGAATGATTCATCCAGCGGACAGAAATACATCTTCGCATTTCTTCCCCGGTATTGCTCCACATCGCCCACGGCAAGGGCTAGAATCGACAATTGAGCAATATTAAGGGTAAAGGTCAGGGACTTGGATTCAACCCCTTCAGACTCTTCTATAGCGCTAATAGAGCCGATAGTCCCTAGACCTATCCAGTCGTGACCGCCCCAGGTTAGCGTGATATTTGCCGAGCAGATGTATTGCGTCGAGTCACGGAATGCAAACTCCACGAAGTAGCATACCCTTGTAGCCGCCTTTTCCAGTTCGGCCTGTTGTGAAGAGTCTAGAGCCATTTAAACGCGCCAGTCTTCTACTAGGTCCAAACTGAAGCCCTCAACCACAGCCGCGCTATGCTGCCATCCAAATTTAGAATCAACGCGCCGGAATAAAGCTTTCGGCTTATCCCATGTTACCGCTTCACCGGACAGGAAAGCGTTACGCAGAGCAGGCTCCACCTGAACCGTGATGCTGCGGCCATCGGATGAATCCGCATCCTCGACAACCATCACCACCTGCTGAGTCAAGCCGGAGCCAATACCGAGATAATCTCCTTGCAATAGCGTCTTGCCGTAAGAGGTCAGTCCGCCGAGGTCGACCTGTGCGCCCCAGACCACGCAGCTTCCGGTAACGTTGCCATCATCGGCCGCCGTGATCATATTGCTGCCAGCGGCGGTGGCCGCGCGAATCTCGATCCGCCCACCCGTATTAAGCGGGTCGCTCGATTTGGCTGTCACGGCAAGCCGCCAGTAATCGCCTGCGTCTGATACAGACACGCTCAGCGGGCCTTGTCTTGCTGCGATTTCGCCGGTAGATGTGTCAAGCCCCACCCGAGGACGCTCCACTGTAGAGCCATAGAATGTCAGCCCAAGTTGGACAAACCTCGTCGTCTTGGGCGTTGCATCTTTTTTTATGTGAACGCTGGCGGTATAGGTGTTGGTAACAACAAAGCCCGAGATATTTTGTATCAATTCACCGGATGAGGTACTCGCATCCGTGACAGTATCGGCAGCCATCGTTCCGTCCGGTGCCACGTCGGTATTCGGCGTGATCGTGTAGTTGCTGCCTGTCCATGGACTCTGATCAAACTCAGTAGATTTCTGAATCAGGTTATGAGTCGATGTGATGCTGAGCGACGTTGCTCCCTGAGCAGCCGCACTACTGAGCGTCATCGTGCCGCGCATTGTGCCAAGCGGAACGGGGCGAGCAATGTTCCATAAAGCTAACTGATTCGTTTTGCCGCGAAGCTGCATTCCTAGCGATTGCCAGCCGCCTCCATTAACTGACAAGCCAGCAGGAGACTCCATGTTAACCGCCCATCCTGGAGTAGAGGCTTCTACTGCTTGCGAACCGAACGAAGAGTTAAATGCTATGTCGTACCGTTGCTGCGCCCACGAGAAACGCGCTACGGGAAGGCTAGGCCAGTCTATGACGCTCATATCACGCCTTGCCTCGACAGCTTATCGACAAGATCGGCGTTACCCTGCTTCACCGCACGAGAAACGATTGCATGAACCTCTGTGCGGTCTGCGCGGGCGTCTATCTGGATAACCGGTGAGTAGTTCACTGATACGCCCTTCTTCCCGGCTGACAGAATATCCTTAGTCTGATTGGCATTGAAGATACGCGATGGCCCCGTCATTTCCAGTTCAGGGCCGCGCTCTCCTACCAATCTCATGCCGCCAGAAAAATCCCCGCCAGTTGCAAATTTAGGAATTGGCCAGAGGAATTGGCCGAAGTTTGACGAGCCTAACTTTAACCCTCCAGCAGATTTTCCTCCACCAAAACCGCCCAGGATCGAGCCGAGGATATCAAGACCACCTTTGAGCAGACCGCCGCTACCATTTGCACCGAATATTGCGCTGGACAGATTGGCTGCCAGGGCATCAGATACCATACGCGCCAGCATTTGCTTCCAAAGCTGGCCGATATTCTGGAAGTCTCCACTCAGCGCTTGATAGAGAGAATTGCCTAGATGATTCTGCACGTTGGTTTGAAAACCAATAGCCGCAGCACTCATCTTATCCACTTCTTCCTTGACCACTTCAGCGCTTTTTCCTGTACTTTTCTCTACAGCAAGCTCAAAGGTACGCTGATCTATCACGCCCTTTTCCAACAGTTCACTATACCGCTCTACTTCCTTGTTCAGCTTATAGAAAGGATCGACGGCTAACTTAAGATTCTCTCCTTCCTTGGTCAGAGCGTCTAACGCTTCTTGCGCCTGTTTCGCAGAAATAAGGCTTTGGTCTACCGAGTCCAGAGCGGCCTGAGCCGTGGTTATGCTCTTGGTTGCGGCAAGGTCAAAAGTTTGCTGGCTGATCGCTCCTTTCTGGAGTAATTCGACGTACTTCGCTAACTCTTGATTGCGGTTAACGATAGGATCAACAGAAGCGGCAAGTTGCAATCCTTCCTTACGCAACGCTTCCATGGCGGCTTGAGCCGCTTTAACCTGAGCCGCTATAGCCTTGGTGTCAGGAGCGGCTACGGGAGCAGCCAACGGGGTAAATGCCGCTGGCTTCGCGGCTGTATCCTGGATTTTTTGTAAATTTCTTTGAAGACCAAGAGCCTCCCGATTCAGCTTATCAAGCTGATCAGCCCACATGTTTGATGAATCTATCCCAACACTGCCCAACAGCTTACGCCGCAGCAGTATATCGTCCATATCCCTTTTGATGGACTCAAGGCGCTTATCGAGTTTCTGATCATCCCCTGGATTGAAAAAATTTCTCCATCCAGCTATCCCGGCAGTAACCTTGCCAACAGCGGTTGCAAAAGCGTTGCTTGCTCCAGTAGCCTTATCTATCGCTCCAACCGTTAAAAGAATTTCATTCTTTGCATTCTGGAAAGCGGCGCCAATGGTGTTTGGCAGGGTTTCCGCTTCTTTGAGCAACTGCGGTAGTTGAGACCCAAGAGCGTTGACAAGGATATCTCGTGTAATCTGGCCTTGCTGCGCCATTTCCCGCAGTTTCCCAACCGGGACACCAAGAGAGTCTGCCAAGGCTCTCATAACGCGCGGGGCGGCTTCATTCACTGCATTAAACTCTTCGCCGCGAAGTACGCCAGAGCCTATTGCCTGTGAGAATTGCAGCATGGCAGATGCAGATTCTTCAGCAGTTGCGCCAGAAAGGCGCAACCCCACCGCCAGGGCCTGAGTGGTTGCCGCTACTTGAGCCTGCGTGCCTCCAATATCAAGCAGCGCATTGGATATGCGGGTGTAAAGAGTGGCTGTTGCTTCAAGCGAGCTTTTTGAGCTTGAGGCAATGCGCTTGATGCTGTCGTTTGCTTCCGCGAATTCCTGAGCGCCCCGAGTCGCGAGTTTCAGTCGTGCCTGGATATTCTGAAACGAGTCCGCCATCTGGCCCAATTCATTCAGGCTCAATGCAGCGGTAATGCCTCCAAACGCCCCCTTGATGCCAGATCCGAGATTAGCAAACGATTTATCGATGTTTTTTGCCGTACGAGATGCGTTCGTCTGGAACTTCGCCAGATCATTGCTCATCTTGTCCACTGACGAGGTAAAACGGGCTACATTGGCCGAAAAATCAACAACGACACCACGCGCCATTTTATAGTCCCAATTTCACAGCGAGCAGATCAGCCGCGGACGTAGCAGATCGAACGATCATATTCACCGCCTCTTCGCGCTTATCCAGAAACGCACGCTCAATAAACTTTTTTCCGGGAATCAATTTCTTTTTCTTTCCCGCTCTCCAGCCATCTTCCTGAAAGCCAGCGTAATACGCCCCTGACTTTCCTTTTCTCACGGACAAGTAAACGCCGATCATTCCGTCTGATTTTTTGCCATTATGGATTTTGGAGCGAGATACCCGGATACTGCGCTTCAATAGTCCTGTCTTTACCGGAGCATTCGCTTGAGCCTGTTTCCTGACTACATTAGCGCCTTGACGTAACGCGCCAAGAACAACCCTATCACCGAGTTGCTGCGAGTAGGAATACAGCTTGCGCTGTACCTCGCGTAATCCCGTTATTGTGATTGTTTCGGCCATTCAAAATCCCTGATTGCCACAAGCTGAACTAGAAGAGCCTCAACATCCTCGATGCCGTATATCTCACAGAGCAGCGGAAGCATTGAACCATCTATCTGCCGGCCCATCATTATCCATACCTTGACCGGTATCTTTAATTCTGCCGGAATGTCGCCTGACTGGAGTTCCTTGGGTAACTTGAACTCGTCCAGCCAGGCCGCTATTTTTTTTCTGCTTCTACCAGCTTTGCTGAGTGCGCTGCGTATTCTTTTGTGATCGCTTCTATCAACTCAGGCCAGAGCTTAGGTTGATCCGATATCCATTCTGCAAACAATTCTCGGTCAAACTCGACGGGAGAGGAGTCTCCACCTGGAACAAGGTCTGCCTCCGTTACTCCTTCCCATCCCTCAACGAATCGCTCCAGTAAATCCATTTGACGGGAATTGCTTGAAACTGATATTTCATACGCCTCCCAATCCTTGGGGCGGCGGACTATGAACGTTTTTCCGTCAACCGTTATCCTTGTCTGCCGCGCCTTGCGAATCTTCTCAATGAGAGGGTTCATCAAGCAATCCCGAATGTCGGCGCGCCGTTCATCGAGATTGCGGCCTGAGTCGTAACGATGCCTTGGTTATCTCCACCTGGCATACCGGAAAAGCCAACCGAACCATAGAACAGCATGTAACGGCCATTGGGCCAGCGAATACGGAAGCCGCTAGATTGGCTTGTCTCAAATGCCGCAAGCATGGCCGCTTGAGCTGTATCCGACGGGTCCCATTGAATGGTCAGGCCATAGGACATTGCCGTAACGCCTGAGACTATCTGCTTGTCGCGCGTATCGGAAACCGTTGTGGTATCGAGGAACTTGATCTCGCCGCCTTGAGCGTTATAGGAGGAAACGCCAGGGATTGTCGTTCCGAGAGTCAGTTTCTCGAATGTGCCGCTCGTGAACACGCCGTAGTTCGTGGTATCGATACCGACGGCACCGGTCGCGGCATTCTTGAGTTGGAAAGTATCCGTTGCCTTGTTCACGATCACGAAAACCCGCTCATTGACTTCAATCATTCCGGAAGAGCGAATCAGAACAATGTCACCGTCCAGAAGCCCGTGTCCAACGGAAGAAGCCACACCAGGGGCCGCGTTAGTTATCGCAGTAATCGCAGTAGCCGTACCGATCAAGCTCTGCATCGAAAGGATCAAGCCAGAATTCTTGTAAATGGTTGCCATTTATTGCTCCTTAGAAAACAAAAAAGCCGCTCGAAAGCGGCTTGTGGTGGGATTGAAACCTTTAAATCAGTGAATCTGGTGAACCTTCCAAAGTGGAATACCCTATGCGAAATGAGATAGTGACTTCAGCGTGATATGTTAATTGCCCATCCGCCCCTTCACCCTCGATCACAGCCATGCTAGTGCTGAGCATTTCAAGCGATCCGACCATGATTTTTGATCTCAGCGTCTCCTGAGTCAGTTTTGTTTCGATCTCCGCCGAAACCTCGTCCATCCGGTCTTCTATGGATTCTTTATCACCGGTGCCGGGCAGGCGCAGCATTCCGACGACCGATAGGATCAGTTCGCGCTCGTAGTTGCATGGATCGTTTACCGTTGCGGCTTGAGATGTTTCGGATTCCACGAATACCATCAAGTACGGCCAGATCACGCGAGAAGAGGATATACGCGACTCGATTACAGACTTCCAGACAACAGGATTCCTTGAGAGGATGCTTGCCACAGCCTCTCTGATTTGCTGCCGCGCGTGCATCAGAGGAATTCGTACCGATATAGATCGAGCATGTCCCGCACGGCGAACGGGATACGCGTAGGAGTGATCCCACTTTCGCCTTGAGGCTGAAAGTTCGTCCAGTGGCCCACAAGCAGGATCAGCGCTTCCTTGATAAGCGCCGGCACGGATTCAACCGTATCACCATATCCCGCTGTGAATTGAATCCGGACAGCATTCCTCTCGCGCCTTGTCCAAGGCCAAGAAATGTCATAAGCAGATTGAACGAACGGAATAAAAGCGTACGTGTCCAGCGTGTAATCAGAGGATGAGACAGTTTGCTCAACCCCGTTCGTGTCTATGTATTTAACCGAAGAGACGGTTAAAGCCGATGGGCATTCGTGTCTGTCAACGAAACAATCCCATCTGATTTCGCGTGTTTGCTGCATGAAGGCGCGGCCTGTGTAGGATTCCGCCCATTGCCGAGCCTCGACGATGCGTCGCGACAGAAGGCCATCGCTTCTTGTATCATTTATGCCGAGCTGGTCTTTTACCTCTGCCAGCGAAACGGGCTCGATCAAAGGAGCGGAAATAACTCTCATGCCAGCTCCTTGCGGACTGTCACGGCAACCAGATCAACGTTCGTCAGCTTAAAACTACCTGAATCGGTGATTTCTATTTCAAACGCCATTCCAGGCGCGAACAACTCACCCACTCCAAACTTGTAATTGCACTTTCCCGCGGCGCCGTCAGTGACGGTCATGCTTTTTTCAGAAACAACTCCGGTAGCGTCTTTCCAGCGAATCTTTACCGACGAACCGGAAAGGTTAATCACTTCTCCCGCGTCATCTGTGCAAGTGACGAGCAGAGTCGATCCTGTATCGCCAGATACAAAGTCAGCCATGCCCTACCCTTCTAATTGAATTTGACGGAAACGGATTTACTGCGCCGGAATGTTGCATTCCGCGCTACTATTGCCATGAATATTGCGGTTCGTTCTACTGTTGACGTAATCTCTGCAGGCACTCCGGAATACGTCAGAATCGCGTCTGTGCCGCTTATTGCAAATGCCCCCGCCTCTGTTATTACCTTGCGCGCATAACGCAGCGTAGCGGCTGTGCCAGTGAATGCGAACGATCCCGAAGCGGCTGATACCTTGCGATTTAACTTTAAACTTGCAGTCGTGCCGGATACAGCGAAACTGCCAGCATCAGCAACCAGAGTGCTATTACCCGCCGTTTGATAGGTAAGCGCTGCATCCGTGCCAGATATAGCAAACGATCCCGGAGAAGCAGACAGGAGGCGGTTATATTTGAGACTTGCCGCTATGCCGCTAACCTGTACCGATCCAGCCGAAGCGGGAAGGACGCGAGAAATCTTGAGCGTTGCAGCGCCACCAGTAATTGCAAATGATCCAGAATCCGCTTGCAGCGTCTTGTTGCTGCTTATTGAGAGAGTGGCGGCCGTACCTGTTACCGCTACCGATCCAGACCCTGCTTGCAATACTCTGGCCAGCTTCAGCGATGCCGCTGTACCGGATACCGATACCGAGCCAGATGCGGCTTGAAGCGAATACCCCCTCTTTAGAGTTGCCGCCGTTCCTGATACAGCGAACGAACCGGAGGAAGCTGGCAAAACGCGATTGTATTTAAGAGCAGCGGCAGTTCCGGTAATGACAAAGGAACCAGAAGAAGCTGTGAGCGTGTAATTTGTCCCTGTCGAAGCAGGGTAATAAATAATCTCAGGCTCTTGCTCAAATATCTGCCAGGGATTTGTTTGTAGCAAGATGACCAGATCATCGCTCAGATATCTATCGAAAAGGTAAAAGTACGCGAATCTGGCGGTAATGAATCTGGGACTGCTTACCCGAAGTTGCCCTACCAGGAAAGGATTAGTGGGGTTAGATATTCCTGACAGAGTAATGCCGCTACTCGCAATCTTTGCCCCGTTGCGAAAAATGGAAGGGCCAACACCTGCTTTATATCTTGCAGCCCCGTGATAAAACGTGCCCGTCGCCCAGCCGGAAGCCAGCAAGTCGCCTGCATAATGGTTTCCGGACAGATACATGTCTGTGCCAGATGTGTACAGGCTCCAGCCGTTCGATGATCCATTGGAACAATCCACGATTCCCGTAACACCGCTCAGCGCGTCAAATACTCCGCCCCACAGCAAAGTGAATTCGTCGGTGGGAATGTTTGCCGTACCGAAATCCAGATAGGTGCTGACGCCATTGAATGCCAGCGCTGACCCAGCGCCGGTCGTTCCGGAAGTCAGGGTACCGCCGGGTGTTGGCTGTGCGATCAGGCCCCCGGCGTTGCGGAGAAAGCCATTTGCGTCGCCAAAGCAGATAATCTGGGCGCGACTTCCGGCCAGCGCTGGATGGGTGAGATCGACGCGAGCCGGGTATAGCGGCTGATTGGTGAGGCGATTCATTAGGCTATTGTGGTGAACTCACTCAGGTACGCCTCAACAGTCACGGATTGCCCTGTATTGCCGGTAAATTCCACTTCAAGACACATTACCTCTGCCCCGATTGGATAAGCCACTTCCAGAACAGCGCTATTAGCCACTCCCGGCCCCACAGGAGCGTAAAGAGTCTTCCAATCCGTACCAGCGGCGGCAGCAGTCGGCAAGGATGTGTTGTGGGCAATCAGGACTCTAACGGTGCATTGCGTTGTCGGTCCTGTTGCGCCGTTCGTAATCTTGCACGTCAAACGGCTTGGACCTTGAGCGCTAGTCAATAACAACGTGCCGCGAGTAGTAGAGCCAGCAGTGTTAGTAGCACTCGCTACCAGCGTCCGCGCTGTTTTGGTCAATGCCATCTCTAAACTCCGTTAGCGAACACGTTTACAGCGGAATCCACAGCGGTCTGTACCGTTGCATCATCAGCGCCGGTTATTTGCGCGAGAGTAGCGGTCTTATTCTGCGCAAGAACGGGCCACATCATTTTTGCCCCGGCAGCGGCTGTGTCACTAAAAACACTCTTAGCCCAAAGTAACCTGTTAGCATGGTTCGTTGTCGCCGCCGCTTCAAGCATTATTGTGGTTGCCGAAACGACACACGCCATCCTTACTTTATTTAGCAGTCCGGTATCGCCAGCAGCAGACAGGAGTTCGTCGTAAGTTGCCATTTCTTACCCTCAAGCAATAGTGAACAACGAAGCACCAAAATCTGCCGTGAACGTCTCCCCGCTCGCCAATGAGATGGAAGAGCCGTAATCCCAATATCCTATAAGCGGATCAGTGGGAGAAGTCGGGGTATCGTTGTAAAGCACAACGTACCTGAACGGACCAACCGCACCAGTAGCAGTGATTACAACGTCCGTTCCCGCTACTGTGATCGTTCCCGTGCTCGTAGTCGCCGCATTCTGCGCATCTACAGGTCCGGTATATCCATTACCTGTCGAAATCTCGGCAAGATCAACCTTTACCTGGTTGGTTGCCACATTGGGAGCCGTATTTGTCAAATACACCTTGAGCGTATCGGTATCGGCATTGAGAGCCGCGGCATGAACACCGGCAGCCAAATCCGTGGCGAAACGTTGAAACTTTACGAAACTAGCCATTGTTTAATCCTTTTGCGGCACAGCGCCGCCAGTGCCTTCCATTTTTAATCCTGAAATGAAAACAGCCCCATGGTTAGGGGCTGTCTGGTTACTTGGCTTTTGGGCCTCGTTTTGCCGGAGACTTTTGATCTTCAGCCGCTTCTTCGGTCTCTTGGACCTCTATCGCCACTCCTCGCTTCATCCAGTGATAGGCAGCGTGATCTTCAAGGGAATGGGTTTCGCCCTCCTTGTAAACCACACCGCTACTTGCTACGGATTCAACGAGGAACTTAATGGTTCTCATAACCCAACGACTTGAACAACCGATGCCGGGTCAAAGTCGGTTACGGGCTTATGACGAGGATCGATGCCCAAAACGATGGCTGCGCCGTCAGAGGTAGCCACTCCAACAGTCATAACCAGCTTAACGAAAGGCTTGGTCGGATAATCCGACTGCGAGGGATCGAAATTCATCACGGCCTGCTTGTTATCACCAGTCGCTTTTACGATTTGAGCCAGAGCAGCGATGTTCGAATCTTGCGGGTTGTTACCCGACGAGTCATCGGCCTGAACCCACTTCGCATCAACAGTGGCGGAAGTCCCGAGCGTTCCCGTCGAGATAATTCCCATCAAGCGGTTATACAAACGCATATCGATCCACCCGGAGCTTTTCGCAGCAGCAGTAAGCGCTCCAGGGGCAACCACAGCAGCGACGGCAATCCGTTCGCTGCCTTTTGAATTTACAGCAGACATAGTGATTTCCTTTTTGAAAGATTCAGAGGAACCGGCCCGAAGGCCGGTTATCCGGATTAGCTGCCAGTGCGATCCGCGAGAGTCACGAAGAAGCCGCGAGCGGTACTACCGGATTGGAACGGAGCGATAGTCGAGTTCCACCACGGCTGACCACCAATCCGCAACACGAAGCGGAAAGATGTGATGTCGTAGTCGAAGAACAGATGAATGGAAACATCCGTACGAATGCCGCCGGCCTTCACCACCGTGAGGTAGTTGCTGAAGTCGCCAAGAACGATGTCGCCCTTGTCTCCCAGAGCTTTGCAGGCTTCACTGGGAATAACAGGCTTCCCGAGCAAGGTGCCGTAGGGAGAAGCGGACAACCCACCCGGGGGAAGGTAGGCCGGAACAGCAGTGCCTGTCCCTGGGAACGACATAGTCATCAATTGCATTTCCACGTCAGGGTTAACCACCCACCTTGCATTAAACCGAGCTGCTGGGGTCAAAGCGTTCCACATCTTCACAACGTTCGTGAAATTGACGGTATCAGCCGTTTGGCTGGTTTCTTGCGTGACGACCACGGTACCAGGTGATTGCATAATGCCCAATGGCATGCCAACACCGCTGCCATTGATGATTGCGTCATTCAGACGAAAATTGATCTTCTCCGGAGCCTTCTTGTTGACGTAGTTCGCCATCCCCGGAGCGTCCTCCAGCAGTTCGTCAGTCAGCGGGACAAGAGCAATGATCTTGTTCGCCTTGACGTTCTTTTCCACTAGAGCTGGCTTGGATTGCTGCTTCTGTCCGCCCTCAGATTCCCAATATGCCTGAATACCGCCAGACGATTGCCAATCTGAGGTTTCGTCAGCAGGACAGGAGAAAGCGTTGCTTGAAGTGATTTGCTGATCAGTCAGGCTGACAAGTGAATTTTCGCCCATGACCTTGGTTACGATGGTAGAACGGAAATCAGGCGGAATAGCAAAACCACCATCAGCGCCCGTGCCCTCGCTGCCGTAAGTTGAAGGAGCGTTAGCGATCAAGCGAGGATCAGCCGTCGCCCCCCTGCGGGATGAAGCAACAACAGCGCTAAGATACTCAGCTTGAGAGCGGAATCCCCATTTGTTGGCATCGGCGCTGCGAGGCTGAGCGTAGATCTTGGGGGCTGCTTTTGCAGCAGGCGCTTGAAGTTCTTCGACAAGCTCCGGATTGGACTTGCGTCCGGCAGGAGCGGATATTTTCGCGTTAATCGCGTCGAGTTGTTCGCGCCTGGCGATATCTGCCTCAACGTTCTCAAACGATGCGAAGATTTCAGAAATTTCTTTCTGTTCATCAGCGGTCAGTTCGCGCTTCTCGGCATCTGCACGAGCCTGGATATTATTTCCGGCGTCTTTCAGTTCGATAAGACGATTTTGAAGCTGTTCCAGCGTGGAGGCGTCGTTGAAGACGTTAGCCAGAGCCAGCATTTCGAGCATTGAATAGTTCATATTGCTACCTCATAAAATAAAAAAGCCGCTCAAGGCGGCTGGAGATTGCGTAAAGGGCTGGCCCTTTTATTTCGCGAGGCTGGCCTCGCTAATCCGTTTCGTGACTCTCTTGCTCATGCGAGCCAACATCCCAGAATATCTGTCTGGTCTTAACCTAATCTCTTCTGGGGTATTAAAAAATCTGTCCACCATGGCATAAGCATCACGCTCATGAGGCTCGTTCATCTGTTCGATGGAATCCACGAATCCAAGCTTCAGTGCTTGGGGCGCTTTCATCCAAGTCTCTGCCTTCATTAGGTCGTAAACCGCGTCAGGTTTCATCTTTGTCTTGGCGGCGTACGCGTCACGAATAATTTCAGACGCATTTGCGAGAGCCCGTGCCATGGAAAGGAAAATATCGTCATCACCAGCAACTACTCCCCAGGCCTTATGAATCATGAACTGAGAGTTGGAGGTCATGACTATCTCATCGCCGACCATGGCGACATATGACGCTATTGAAGCGGCAAGACCGTCGATAATTACTTTCTTTTTTGCAGGATGGCGTTTCAAAATGTTGTATATACCCACACCATCGGATACCGAGCCGCCATCGCTATCAATATAAATATCCAGTTGACTGACTTGTCCAAGCGAATCCAATGCGGCTTGCATTGCATCAGGAGTAATGCCATCGAACGACCTTCCAAAAGGAGCGTACATGCGTATTTCGCCTTTTATCGGCGTATTTGTTTTGGCGAAAAACGTCATGCCACTTCCTCTGTGAAAACACGCAAAGCGCCCTGCTTCGGCGTCAGTTGTTTGGCCGCCACCTCTACAGCAACGATCCTTGCCAAATCAATCCTTCCCGTTAAAGCGTCGCTTAATTCAGATAGAGAGTTATTTGTATAAACCTCAAAATCTGCCGTGGCGGCGTCTATACCGGAATCTCTGGAACGGTTTTCAAAGCGCCGTTGGATGCGCCCATAAACAGACTCAAGCCAAGCAGCAGCAACCGCATTGCCCGGAACTGGCGCTTTACCGGGTTGCGGCATCATGTTTTTGCCAACGTCATCAAGCCGCATCATTGCTCCCTGGATGACATGAACGTTGCCTTCCGGTCCTATCGTGTTTTCTCCGAGTTTTGCGCGAACGTCATTGACCGAGTACACGCCAGCGTTAATTCCAGCGGAAAAACCCTGCATGCGGCTTTGAAAATCACCTTCTGAGGCCCAATCAACATCGATCTCGATGAACTTTTGCGCCCCGCGAGCAGGGAAT